CTCTTTTGAAAGTGGATGAGGTTTGGCAACCTCCACAACACTCACTAGAACCTTTTTGTTTTCGGGCATATAATTGAAAACGAAACCTTGCGCTGACCAAGATGAAGTCCTTCAGCACAAGGAGACTCCCATGCAGCAATGAACGCTGCAATGATTTTGCCTTTATGAAGATATTGGGCAAGAAATGGGCAGGTGATGCGTGTCCGAGCGGGCGCTACTATCACCTCACTGTCGGCGTTCCCACATGGTGTGGCAACTGCAGTACCTGCATGGAGAAGCTTATGCCTTCCGTCTTCCTCTCCTGCACGACTTCCGTCGTGCCGGTCACGATTCTTCTGCCAGAAGAAGTCTTGGGAAAGACGTCGAGCCTTTACGGCAAAGCACTTTGCAAAGAAAGCGACGCTGGAGAGCGTCAGCTCGGAGCTGCAATGTGCATTGTCAAAGACAAGCTACCTCCAGGTTTAATGATCAGCGCTCACCGAGTGCTCAATCATTTCATTAATCAGAATGAAAAGAACGACAGGTTCATGGGGATTAGCACAATCCTCATCGACCCCGACAGCAAAGTGTGCGATCGCAAGCGCCCCCATGACCACAATCTGTACGAGTTCGGAAAGGACTGTTGTCAGTGGGGAGCAAACAAAGTCGATGCTTTCGAGATGTGCATCGATCAAGTTGCTGAGAGCACAGGATTCGTTGGAGAACATGGCCCCGACCCGGAACCACCCGAGCCGTGGGGCCCATCGCATGAGTCGGCACCGCTTGCCAACCCCGGGGAGATTCAGGATGATGATCCTACTCCCGAGGCTGACGACGATGTCGAGCACGAGCATGGAGGAATTGGAGCTGGCCTCCTTTTAGGCCAGGAAATTGTTCGTGATCATGCTCTGAGGGATGCCACGGCGTTTCGCGTTCAGAACTTGCTCAAGGAATATCCAGACGGACTCACTTCTATCGAGTTGCGCCGCAAGATCAACTTGGCGTATGTCCCCGTAGTCGAGAGCGCTCTAAGTCTCCTTGAAGATCAGAAGCTGGTCTACAAAACGCGCTACCCCTCGAACCCTCTTTTGCCAACCTTCAAGTTGGTCACCAACGTCTTCCAGGTCATACGTTTACATGATCTGCTTGTTCCACCTCCCATTGTGGAGTCTGCGGGCACATCTGAGATGTCAGATGCTGGTTCTCCGCCAAGTTCGGATTCGACTGGACTTGGGTCACCGGAGGTTGTACAGAGTAACCCTCCAGTACCACCTTCAGTGACCCCAACACTCGAGATGCCGAAAGAAAGTGCGCATGAACCCCCGCAATATGAGGCCATGACGGCCGACCCAGGTACGACGAGAGCCGTCGTCGACGCGGTGTATTTTGCTGTGTCTTTAGCCGAGTACGATACTTCACCTATCGGCTTAGAAGACAAGATTGCCCAGGAGTCAGCTGAGCGTGATATGTTATGCTACTACATGTCACACGTCGTCGCCCTGGCGGAGACGAGGCACGAAGCTCAGACTGGCAAACGTCCCGTAACTTTTACGGATTTGCCGATGCCGGCACTCCTTAAAATTCATGACTATTCGAAGACGGTTGGTTTGCAAGCGGATAACCCTCTACATCTTCCTAGTTATGACGGTATTGGCAACAGCAAAAGCGCTCGCGGTCGTTGCTGCGGCAGGCAACGCGCCCAGCTCAAGGCTGGCTTGACCCCTGAGGTGCAAACTTTGACGAAGAAAGGTAAAGTGATTCCCCCTGCGAAACGTAAGTGTCACGTGACCTTAACGGACGGAGGGAAATTCAAATCGGCGAAGATGGGCGAAGCATATGCCTCTTCCTTCCCCGTTGTTACGATTTGTCACACAGTTGCACTTCGGCTCAAGCTTGAGGGTGCGGTTTACCCCGCCAACTTTCCTGAGGAAAAGAGTGAGTGTTCAGAGGCAGGCGACGGTTTGGGCGTTGGTGCAAAGGCATCCCAGACCGCGCGTATCCACCTGCCGGTTTCACCGGATTCACACAGCGCCGGATGCTCCGAGCTCACTCCTGACTTACCTGCAGAAAATGACTCAGGCCATATGGCCGTTGCACCACCACCTGGACTTTCGTTAGAGCCGCTGAGCTCTGCTGCGTCATCGTCCCAGGTGCCATTCAACGCGCCCACTGCAAGACCGGACACCTACTTGGAGACGATCCTTCGTGGAGGCGCCGCTGTTTCTCGCATGCGGTTCTCTTTCCCGTTCAAGTATTGGGACACGCAACCCTTGCTGTCCACGTTCGGCCAGGACACCGTTCAAGGCAACGATCCTGCTACACCCCCAGCTCCTGGCCCCGGGAGCGCTTCCTCTTCTTCGGGCTCTTCCCCGAACACCAACTCTTCGGGCTCTTCCCCGAACACCGACTGTTCCTGAAAAACCCGAGGGGGCGAAGGCCCTCACTCCGAGGCGTCTTCGGGCCCCTCATGCCCACCATCTGAGAGTTTTGCTCTCCTCTCAGATCGGATCCCTTGCTCTCTAATGGTTTCTCCGCCTGAATTCAAAGGCATGCGCGTTGTACGCGAGAGAGACGGAGTCATTACTTTGTATGGCAGAGTGGCCGAACTCCGGGATTTTCTCCCGGAGCAGAAAACGATGAACCTTGACAATCCCCTAGTGAAGATGGAGATCGATACAGACGTCATCGGCACTCAGACCGACCCTCGCCCCTGTGCCGCATGCATTGGGCCTGTGGGGACACCTGCGGAGGCTTGGGCTAATCGAGACAAAAATGCTGCACTTGCTGCCCTCAAGCGGTTTATTTCTAATCATAAACCCTGGGGAATGAAAACACAGGACACAAAAAAGATTAGCGCTGCAATTAACTGCATAATTAAGCATCACTTTCCGCGAGAGAAAGTGATTGCCTGCTTTTTAGATCATCCAGTTATGGCTGAACTTCGCTCACCGAAAATGACTCCAGAGGTCTTCGAAAAGACAGTAGATGATTTGCTGGACGCGAGCGGGGTTCTCCCTGAATACAAATTCATGGTGAAGAATGAGGTGTTGCTATTGGGCAAAAACCCTCGGTTGATCATTAATGCAGGCAATATGCACCAGATCGCAGCCCTTTTGGTTATTTCGATCTTCGAGAAGATGTGGTTCACTGAGGATACAAAGGACCACATCAAAAATTCACCGAAGCGTGAGGCTTTGCATCGAGTTGTCGACCATTTGAACAGTGGGCAACCGTCACGCAAGAACGGCAAGTCTGGCGTCTCCGTGCCTATGATAGGCTTAGAAGGAGATGGCAGTTCCTGGGACTTTTGTTGCTCACCAGAACTGCGCCGCCTCATTGAGCGGCCCATCCTCCGCCATATCCTTGACTGCATCTTGGACAGCGGTGCCTTTCACGAGGTACCATATGAGGCTTTCGAGAACTCTCTCGATTTCGCCTCAAAGAAAGTCTGGGCCATGAAACAGTCAACGATCGACTGGAAGGAGGGACACAAACGTGTCATGTACATGTCGATTGTACGAGCCTCAGGCGAGAGAGGGACGTCCTGTCTCAACCACCTCATCAACATAGTCCTTTGGACTTGTTGCCTTTTGGACAACCCATGTGAGTTGTTCTCAAGGATGGACCGCGGCGCGGGGTCCTCGGGGTGGTATGTGTTAAGCAGGCGTCTGACCGGTTCTCAAGACCGGCGCTTCATCTACTTCAGAGCAGCATTTGAAGGAGATGACTCTCTTTTGCGCACTGTTCGATGGCTATATGAACAGTACAGTAAGAACATTTTGGCTTACTGGACTGATGCCGGGCACCGCATGAAACTCGTGTCTACGTCGACAATCAACGAGCACGGTAGCAACGCTGGACTTCCACGCGGCTACTGTGTCTATGTCGGCTATGACATTCTCTTCGAAGACAATGAGTTCACGAAGATCATGTGCCCAACGATCAGTCGCAATTTGGCGAGCCAAGCGTTCACCACCTCTTACTATGCATGTCAGGAGGGCAAGGACCGACAGTGTCGGGTCAACGAAGTGGGCATGCAATCGCACGCTTCGAGGGCAATTGCCTATCACCCTCACATGCCATATCTGGCGAACTTTTACGTTGCCCTGATGGAACGATGCTCTAGCGAGCTCAAAACCAGGGGAGATGAACTGAAGTTTGCCACGAAGGTGGATGAGCAAATGCATTTCAAGCTTGGCCTCCCACTGGGAGAAACGATCGATCTTTCAAGATTGCTCGAAGAGGCCGAATTAGCCTATGATTTCGAAGAGGAACCCTTATACGATGAGTTAGTCTTTCGCACCACTGGTCACCGGAACACCGAAGAGGACAAGACGGCGATGACTATGCTCACGGATTTGGGCATCGATGATATCGATGAGGTACTGGCTGCAATCCCGGAGCGCTACTGGGAACCCTACCTTATCGGTGAGCGCAAACTGCCTGACGAGTTCATGCGCTTAATAAACAATGACGAAATCGGGCTTTAGCGGGCCGATCGCAGCTATTTTAGCTTGCTACGCACCATCTCCCGGGTATTTTACCCCAAAATTGCACTGCAACCTTAATCGGAAAACACTCTGTTTCTCAACGGCGCTATTTTTACGCGCTCTAACCTCCTGGATACTTTTCGTGCACTGGTATCTATCTCCCCAGGCCATCTTTTGTGTAAGTGTTGCAATCACCTGCCTGTGAGCGATGACTCGTGGGAATATGCAAAAACGGAACGCGGACATCCGCAAGAGTGCCAACGCACAGAGGGCACGCGGGCAGTCGAATCAGGACAAGGAGGTCGCTCGACTGAAGAATCAACGCGACTCCGCGAATGCGGAGCGGGATGCAGCTCAACGCAAGATCGCGACCATGTGGCGGGGACGACCCCAACAGCAGAAGCCGCAGGCTAAATCTAAGGCTAAACCCACAGCATCTCACGCTCGTGGAATTGGTCCTGGACGGCCTGGGGGCGTCGCTTCGCCAATGGACGCATACAAGTTCTATGATCCCGCTTTTAATTTGTACGCAATGCCGTCACTGATGTCTGTGGCCAGGTTCACTCATGCTCCTACCGTCGCCCGCTTCTCTATGGTGCTGCCAGCTAATGTGCCAGCAGTAGGGACGGGTGTGGAGAAACGGTATAAGAAGATGCTGATCATGACACCTACGCCTTCAGCCACGGCTTGCATGGAATGGACGTTGGAAGGGGACGCAGCAGGTTGGCACACTACGACCTACAAGTTCCACTACTTCACCAACCTCCTGCCCAGCACCGCATTGGAACCCGACATCCCTTCTGGCGGCAATGACATCCCCGAGAACTCGAAAGTTTCACGGTTCTCTCTTCACATTCAGAACACGACGAACATGTTCAAGAAAACGGGTGATGTTTATGTCCGCCGACTCGCCGCTGGAGTCTCACTGCTGGCTGATGCGCCAGGCAGTACCAGTGGATGGTTTGTACCTCAGGATTTCGAGAACATTAACGACAGTGTTCTTGCTGATTTCCACACCGCCTCTTACATCGGTGCGGACTTCACTAACCTTCTGGGAATCGCTGCTATCCCCAACGAACAGGGGAAGTACACAAACTTTGCGAAGTGGGATGGCGGTCCGTACACCTACGACGCTACAACTACGCCTCCGATACATGGTTTCAAATCGTTCCAACAATACCTCGCTGATCCAGCCATGTCCACAATAATCCTTCTGTTTGACGGAGTCGAGGATCCCCAACAATACAAGGTTGGGATCTTCGCAGACAATCAGATGCGGTTCCCGAGTGGCTCTTTGCTGAACAACCAGGCGAACTCAGGTCCGACTTCCTCCGCAGCAAATCTCAACAAGATGAGAGATGGTGCAGAGGCCACGGGCTCAAGGTTGGCGAACCTATCATCGGCACGGCTTGCATCGTCGCGGCAGGCGGCCCACACGCTCTCCGTCATCGGTTGACAAACCGGTCGGGACGACGTGGCGGCTGCGTCGTTGCCTTTGCTACGTTACGGCATGGATGCTGTAAAGGGCAAAGCCGTAGACATTTGGGGCTCCGGCCCCGCTGGGGGCCTTGCCCCAGGTTTGCAACCTTCTCCGGAAACACCGAAGACGCCAAAAGTACCTAAACAAGTTCCGGTTCCTGGGCCTCTAACCCCTGCTCATGTGCATAAAGACAATTTCAAGGATTGGCTTGATATGTCAGAAGAAGCATACAATGAGGCAGGCGGCATTGGCCCGGGGACTGTCAAAGGGCACAAAATCTTGAAAAAATACAGCGGCCGTGACGCAACGGTGTATGAGAATCCTCAGTCAGGCGAATTAACGATCGCTTACCGAGGCACTCGCATCGACCGCCACCCGTTGTCAGATTTGACAGCAGATGCTGCCCTGGCCTTAGGTTTGGAGGGATACAATTCGCGATTTCAGAGCAGTGACGCTTTGTATAAGAAGTTGCGGAAGGCGCGCCCTAAGACTAAGATCCACCTCACAGGGCACTCCCTGGGGGGTGGAGAGGCCGCGTATGTTGCAAGGAACCACAAGAATGCGGAAGCTGACGTTTTCAACCCAGGGATTGGGGTGGACGCCATCGGCCGCACACTTGTTGGGGAAAGACAGTCCAACATCCACATTCACCGGGTGCCATTAGATCCCTTATCTATTGGAAGCGAACTGCCTTCAGAGGGTGACATGAATCGTTACGGGGCAAATCAGTGGAATGTCCACGGTTTGGGAAATTTCTGGGACGGATATGGTCCTAATCGCATTCCCAAGCTGAAACCCCGTTACAATCCGTTCCAATTGTCACCAGCTGTACCTTCCCCTTGGATCTTTGGAGGTTAATTAACAGGTTCTTTTATTTATTTTCTTTTTCCGATTTTTCTTGCCCGGGTTATACTGATTACTTTTTGGCTCTGGGTGCCAAATACAATATGAGGCTAGTGTTGATCACTTGGCGGCGTGGGCCCAGTGCCGCGATGCCGACGCCGCCAATCACTTCCCAAGTTGCGTACACCTTACCCAGCAGTCCCGCTGCTCGTCGTTCTTTTGCCGGTCACGGCTGGGCCCTGTGACTAGTAAAGGATCGACCCTATTGAGGCATGAAAATAAAGAGCCTCGTTTTCACTATTCCGTCAGATGGGGTAACATTACAAAACAAAATGCCGTCCCCTACCGTGTGCCGCGTTAACGGCAAAAGACCTGCGGTTGCCAACCGATGATCGCCGCCGCATTCAAGAATAAGGCGTGAAATGATTGACGAACTACGGCTCCAAATCCTACTGGATCAACAATAGGAAACCATCTCCAAAACCACTAAAATATTTTCTACACGGTAGAGCTGCAAATTAAAATAATGATCTGACGGGGTGACCCCTCGCTATGCGTCAATGATCGGGGCGTGCTTTTCAGTAGGCACGTTCTTAGCCACCTCCGCCAATGTGGCCGTGAATTGTTGTAGCGGGAGACGTTGAGAATAACATTCAGACACTCATCGGTTAAGACCACTGGACGTTACTTCTTGGGAAGGCAGACGCGCTTCGGCGCCTCTCTGCAGTCTCTTAGAGTTTCGTATACAAACACCTTTGCGAAGGTGGACATGGGGTATCATCTGTGTTCCAATGGCAGTTATGATAATCCTACGACCCTTGGGGGGGGCGTGGGGACTTACTTTATAAGATCTTGAGGCGGACTCGTTCTTATATTCTTCCGAGGCAACTCGGAGGCACCTGTGAACTCTTCTACTTATGCGTAAGCTAGAGGGGTTGGCAGGGGGTGG